ACTACATTTGAGTTTGCTGAGATGCGGGAGGATACGTTTGCCAACACATTGTGGCCTAAAGGACATCCACAAGAAGGTCAACCCATTGTGCTACGAGATTACCAAGTAGAGATCATCAACAACTACTTGCAGAATCCGCAATGCATACAAGAAGTGGCCACAGGCGCAGGCAAGACTATCATGACAGCGGCACTAAGTTGGAACGTACAGCCGTATGGTCGGTCAATTGTTATTGTGCCCAACAAGAGCTTGGTAACACAAACAGAAAAGGACTATGTTAACTTGGGTCTGGATGTGGGTGTGTACTTTGGTGACAGAAAAGACTATGGCAAAACGCACACCATTTGCACTTGGCAAAGTCTAAACAACTTGCTTAAAGATTCTAAAGACGGCACAGCAAAATTCACCATACAGGACTTCATGGAAGATGTGGTATGTGTTATTGTAGATGAAGTACACATGGCCAAAGCAGATGCACTTAAAACCTTGTTAACAGGCATCATGGCTAGAGTGCCAATTCGATGGGGATTGACAGGTACAATCCCCAAAGAGAAGTTTGAAAGCCAAGCATTGTTGGTTGGCTTAGGTCCTGTTGTTAGCAAACTGTCAGCAAGTGAACTACAGGATCGCGGTGTACTGGCGCAGTGTCACGTTAACATTGTGCAGTTAATTGATCACGTGGAGTATTCAAACTATCAAAATGAACTCAAATACTTGTTGGAAGAGTCAGGTAGATTGGACACCATGGCGGATCTTGTGCGCCGTGTAAACGAAACAGGCAACACACTTGTGCTGGTAGACAGAACAGAATGCGGCAAACAACTAGTAGAACGGCTAGGTGATGGTGCTGTGTTTGTGTCTGGAGCAACCAAAGCAAAAGCGAGACAAGACGAATATGATGAAGTGGCTGACGCAACAGGTAAAATCATTGTGGCCACATACGGAGTGGCTGCTGTTGGTATCAACATTCCACGCATTTTTAATCTGGTACTGATTGAGCCAGGCAAGAGCTTTGTTAGAGTGATCCAGAGTATTGGCCGTGGCATACGTAAAGCAGAAGATAAAGATCATGTGAAAATCTGGGATATAACTAGTACTTGCAAATTTGCCAAGCGTCACTTGACCAAACGTAAGGCCTACTACAAAGAAGCCAACTATCCTTTTACACAGGAACGACTGGATTGGATGAAGCTGGCTTGATCAATTCAAACAGGAGTATAGGACTAGCCCAGCCAAGTTCACTGCAACGATACACAGACAGTTCTACTGCAAAGCCAATTTTTTTTAGTTGTCCTACTAGATCCCAACCAAAATCTGAATACACCAGACTGCCTTGATCGCTGAGTGGATTGCCGTGATACTGATCGGGCAGTCCTTGTTTTACTCGATCCACGGTGACAGCACCAGGATTACCGGCAAAGGGAATGGTCATAAACATACGGCCACCGGGTATGAGCACTCTATAACATTCAGCAAACCCTTGCCAGGGATTGGCCACGTGTTCAAATACATCTTGACTCACAATAATGTCTATGCTGGCATCGGTAAATGACAAGTTTTCAACATCTTCGTGACGTATACCAGGCAGTGCAACATTGGGCATGTATTCGCTGCCAATCACAGTACACTTGTTGAAATTTTCCAGTGCCCATTTGTAGCTGCTGGTCACTTGTTCTTGTAAGTAAATAATATTTCTGGGTTGGGCAAAAAGTTTCACCGCAGTCATGACCACACGTTGTCTGGCTACTAGATTGCATTGCACACATCTAGCACTCTCTCGGTAGACTATAAACAAGTCGGAACAATCAGAATCGATTGCAAACTTTGTGTTGTTGTTGCAAACTGTGCAGATGCCATGCGATAAAAACTGTGACAATTCAAACGCTAGCGCAAGATCTTGCTGACAATAAATTGGTGTTTTGGTAATCATTTCACATTATATAGTTGACTTTGTGCGCAGGAACCTGTAAAATGATGTTATGAGAATTCTTACACTTGACAATCAAACTTACGATCTAGATCATCTTCCTGACGAAATAGATGACATGCGCTTCAGCATATTAGACAACTCTAATCCTGTTGACCCAGACTATTATTTTATTCCTTTAATATTTTTAGAAAGTTTTAATTCGCCAGCCCTGGTATTGCGTATTGGAGAACACACTATTCGTATGCCAATGGACTGGCAGGTGCTAATAGGAGAACCTGACATGGGTGATCTCGAAGTGCTACCTTTGACGTCGATCAATGATCGTGGCTTCAAGGTGTTTCAATTTAATCCACTTTCCAGCTTCCGTCCCAGCTTTCCCGATATTGAAATCTTAGATGTCTATCATGAAGTGTCTTGGTATGCACCAAAGTTAAAAAATGGACAGTTGTTGGCAGTGCCAATTACCGACGGCGACGAACCTGAATGTGTGTATTTTGTCAAGGACATTAGTCGTAACTGTGAGATTGTAGATTATAACAAGGCATGGTAATGACCTACACTGAACCTGAACTATTTGAAATAATTACTCGATTGAGTCGCATCTATCTAGAAAGCTATCCAGATGATCGAGAAGGCCTAGAACGTTTCCTACGTTGGGCACATAATCAATATGGCTACAAGTATGGGCAGCCTTGATCCAGGCGTTACTTACATCTATGAACGAGTAGACAATCGTATCTATGCTCGAGAAATAGGCAAAATCAATCGACGCTTGGTGGGCTGGACTGATAACGAAAGCATTGCTATGAGAGAATATCGTAGCAAAATAAACCATGTGTTGACCATGTGCGAAACAGATCCAGCTATGAAGGAGTTGCTGGATCAGTTGTTTATGTTGTATAATTTAAAAAAACCCAATGAGTGACAAACTACACATTGCCAATGAGATGCGACAATTTGATCGCAAGAATCGAGACTTCTACGATGAGCTTACAGATGAAGAACGCAAAAAGTTTGCACCATTCCTGATGATTCGTTGGGGCAGTTGTGTAGAAGGCAGTCGCGACCTGCAGGAATTTTATGTGATTTCAACCAACGAAAGACTGAACAAACACTTTTTTAGTTTCAACTCCACACGCCATAAAAAATTGCAATGGCTCATGGCTACCACGGTGAGTCCTGACATGGGTGCTTTCAAACACAATTGGATTTCGCCCAAAAAGAAAGAAGGCACCGGCGCTGTTCGTAAGCAACTGGCCGAACTGTTCCCGCATTACAAAAGCGACGAACTAGATCTATTGACCACCATTACAACCAAAAAAGAATTAGATGAGTATTTGCGCAAGCATGGAACAGACACAAAATAAATTTGTCTGTGAGTTTTGTAACAAGACATTTGTACGCGAAAGCAGTGTGCTGGTGCACATGTGTGAACGCAAGAGACGTAGATTAGAAAAGAGTGAGCGTGGAGTTCAATTAGGCCTCCAGGCATTTTTACTATTTTATCGTGCACTACAACCTTCAGCAATCAAGACATTTGATGACTTTGCTGACAGTGCTTATTACAAGGCCTTTGTAAAATTTGGACGCTACTGTGTGGATACACAAGTAATTAACCCGCCGCGTTTTATGGATTGGTTACTAAAACAAAACAAAAAGATTGACCGTTGGTGCAGTGATCAGATCTACACAGAGTATCTTCAGTATTACTTGCCAACTGAAGCAGTGGGTGATGCGCTGGCCAGAGCAATAGAATACAGCATGGACTGGAACGAGAAAACAGAGCATCCAGCACATGACTGTTTGCGTTATGGCAACTCTAATGCTATATGCTATGCAATAACAAGCGGTCGTGTTAGCCCGTGGGCAATTTATAATTCTGAGTCTGGTCAGAAATTTCTAAGTGAGCTCAACACAGAACAATTGGCAATAGTATGGCCCTATATCAATTCTGATGTATGGCAAAAGAAGTTTAAAGAGCATCCAGAAGATAAACTGTATGCTCAAGAAATACTAACTCAAGCAGGATGGTAACATGATTAGAAATATCACAGGCGGACAAGGCATACACGTTGCAGGCAGTGTGTACAATGCACCCTATGTCGACTCTACCAGAGCCAGCGCTGGCATGGTGAGATTCATCGGCAACAACTTTGAAGTATATGACGGCGCCTCATGGTTGCCATTGCAGTCCAGCTACCCACAGGTTGAACTAGACAACGAGACTAGAGAAATTATACAATGGGCACAAACTAAAATGGTCGAGGAAGAGCGTATGCAAGCGTTAGCTCGAACACATCCCACGGTAGCAGATGC